ATGGAACCAACGCCTCTTGTTGCAGGCGATCCGCGTTTGGATGAATATCAGCTTCCATTGCTCAAGTCAACTGAAAAGTTTGTCTTGGGTACTGGTGGCTGGAGGGAGTTCGATCGTAAGATCGTTATTGATTATCTTATTGCAACATATGTGAAAATTTATAAAGAGGATGGTGGATTCCCTGATCGATTGTTGACTGAAAATGAGGCGATTAACGGAATACCTGGTATGGTAGAGCCACTCAATATGAGTACATCTAGTGGTTACCCTACGGAGAATTTTCGTCCAAAGGGTACGTTTGGGAAAGGTTGGCTTTTTGACAACCTCGGAGTTGATGGTTTGAATGACTATCGCCCTAAGACCTATTTGCGTGAACAGCTCGATGTTTTGTATGTTGCCATAAGAACTGGTACATATGTTGGAAATTATGTTAAGGATGTTCCTAAGGTTGAGAAGCGGAAGATTGAAAGAGTTCAGGCAGGCGAAACTCGTCTGTTTAACATTTTCAATTGTCCGAATCTTATCCTTATGAAGAGAGTCATTGGTATTTTTGGTGCAGTCCAACTTAAATACAAGTGGAGAGTTAATTCTACGTTAGGTATTAATATTCATGGCTTTGATCCAACTGCCATGATTGAGAATGGGTTGACTATCGGAACCCAGTTCCTTGAAGGTGATTTTACTGGATGGGATGGAACTTTTGACGAAGCGACGATGCGATTGTGTATTGAAGTAGTTGATGGTTTTAATAACCGGTTAGGTTTGTATCGTGACGCATTCACAACGCGTTTAGGGGCAAATACTGTGATGTATAGTGCACTATATCGTTTCCATATTTTTGGAGATATAGTTTACTGGATATTTACGGCTATGCCTTCTGGCAGTTATGCAACAGCTTGTTGGAATACGTTAGGACACAACGGTCGTGATCGTATGTTATGGAGAGAAAGCGTTTCGGAGAAAATCTTAAGTGCCCAGATCATGTTAGAGCGACATAATGTGAAACAAATGTTTGTGTATCTTCCTTGTGAAGGCACTGGTGATGATCCCCATGCTGAAAATGAGGATCTGATTAAATGTTTAGTTTCGCACATTGAAATGTTGTCGATGAAATCAATGGATGCACATGTGGTTAACAACAACAACGGAGATGACAAATTAGCTATGGTTGACGAGGCTGGGGCGCTATATTTTAACGCTCCGACATTGCGTCGGCTATATGAAAAGAAGAAGATCATATACACGCCACCGGAGAAGCCGCGAGACTTTTCTGGATATGGTGATGATAACGGAATTCGAGAACTGTGTGATGTTCAGTTCCTTAAGAGCAAATTCCGTCGAGATTTTTACTACCCGCAATTAGTGCGGATGATGATGGAGCCTAGGACCATAGAGAACCTTCCAGTTTGGATACGGAAGGGCATGAGTCCCGAACAAGCTTGTAGTGACAACATTGAAGACGCCCTACGATTTGCGTCTCATCATGGAGAGAAATATTATAATGATATGTATGAGAAATTCAGTGAAGCCTGTGACAAAGCGAAAACCGTGCAAATGCCGGTGATTAGTTTTGATGAAATGGAACATGAATTTTATCTTTCTTGTGGAGTCGTTAGAGCCATGACTACCTCATAAACATCAAATGACCTTAACTTATGTATAAGCTTTTAAAATTACGCGAACTATACGCCCTTCTGACGTATATTAGCATAGAGCTTAGAAACCCTGGAATTAGTTTGCTCGTAGGAGGGGGATTAAGGTTAGCGTTCGCACACAACTATGTGTGTGGCACCAATTAGCGAATAAAGACGACACTATCATTTATTAATTTGGTATTGAATAATTGGAAAAAGGTTTTAAATGTAAAACGACTCCTTCTCGATGGGGCCGGTTTCCTAAATTTTCTTTCTAAAGGAAATTAAATTAAATAAAATTTATAAAAAAAAAAAAAACACG